GCGAGGCCGGGCGGAGCGACCCAAAATGAGGTTGCCTGCCCGCTCATGGCCTCAAAGAAGCCTGCAACCGCCTGGAGCTCGCGGTACGCAGCGGCCGAGCGCAAAACCTCGTAAGTCAGCTCGAGGTTGAAATAGGGGTTAGCGAAGCGCGCGCGCCTCGCTTCGCGGCCCGAGACTCGTCCGGCGACGTCGGTTGCGAACCTCGGCTTGACGTGGACCGACCAACCGAGCGTCGAAAGGCTCGGAAACGTCTCATAGGTCCCGGGCGACGGCGACGGGCTCGCCGCGGGCGGCGGCAAGGGCTGGCGCAGTCCGCCGAACCAGTCGCCGGCCGGCCAGTTGCCGGTGTCGCCCCAGGTGGTATTCTCGATCGGGAATGTCGGGAAGGGCCGCGCGTCCCAGCTCCATACGCACGAGAACGTGAACTGGACCATGACGACGCCCGCGCCGCTCGTCGCGTTGTTGCCGTCGGCATTCCAGTATTCGTAGATCGCCTCGAGCGCGAGCGCCGAAATCGTGTCGTCGCGCCGCGGCACGCAGGTGAATGGGCCGCCCGGCGCCGGGTCCCAAACCGACCAGAACGGCGTGAAGCTTTCGACCGACTTCGGGTCGAAGAACACGTTCGGTTGATTGGTCGCCCTGTCGACCGAGGCGAAGCCGTATTCGAGCAGCGCGATCGACTTCGACTGCGGAACCCATTCGGTTTGCGGGCCGTGGCCGATCCACCCGTTGCCGTCGCCGTCGTCGTAGACCGCCTGATGCGTGTTGTTCCACCACCAGCGCACCTGCTTGTTGGCGAGAATTTGCTGGCCCGGATAGTATTGGTTCCGCGACTGCGCGAGCCGGTCGCCCTCTGGGCGCGAGACCGTCAGCGCCGACCCGTTCGGATCGAAGCCGCGGCCCAAGTTGGTTCCGTCGGTGTAGAACCAGTTGAAATACTGCCCGCCCTCGATGTTCGCCTTGAGGTAGGGAAGCGAGTAGATAGAGGGCGTGCCGGAGAGCCCGAGTCCGCTCATCGTCGAGGCGCCGGGCGGCCAGGACGTCGGGGCCGGCGCGCTCCAGTTGGCGACGTCGAGGCCGCCGTTCCCGGTCGTCCAGTCGGTCAGCGGCAGATAGTCGTCGAAGCCGACCAAGTCGATGTTCGAATGCGCCCAAAGCTGATCCAAGTGCGGCCACTGGCCGTTCTCGCCAGGGTGCTGCCAGCCCATCCAACTCGACCAGTCGGCCGAGTAGATGATGAGGTTTTTCAGCGTCGCGAGGTTCTTGGCGAGCCCCGCGCCGTCGAAGACCGAGCGCACGTCGTCGGCGAGCGCGATCAAGCCCGCGACAAAGGGATAGTCCCAAACCGCATAGCCGGAGCCGTCGACCGTCCCCTCCTTCGTCCAGCCCGGACCCCGGATCGTCTCGAGCCCGCGGAGTTCGGAGCCGAGCGAGAAGAGGTCGACGCCGCCGCCCACCACGCAAAGGTTCGCGTAGTGCAGGATCATCCGCCGATAGGTCCAGTCATACAGCGAGCCCGAATAGCCAACCGTCAGATTGGCCGGGTCGCGGGTGAATTGCCCCGTCGTGGCCGAACCGAGAAAGGCGTTGACGGCCGCGGTCGCGGCGCTCGACAGGTCGTTCGAATAGGTAATGCGCCCGCGCCAGGGGAAGCCGTCGAAGGTCCCGAGCAGGAAGGGATAGAAGATCACGCGAAAGCCGCGCGTCTTTAGGTCTTGAATGCACCGGACGATGGACGGGTCGCTCGGCGTGCCGCCGTAGACGAAATTCGTCGTTCCCGGCAGCGCGGGAAGTGGGATAGTCCCCGCGTAATCCTGTTCGGTCAGGCCGGAGACCATCCAGTGATCGGGGACCGGAACCTCGCCGCCGACCCGCTCGAAGGCGCCGAGCAGATAATTGGTCGACGGGTATATGTTGCAGGCGCTCGCGTCCTCTGAATTGAAGAACCAGGCGCAGACAACTGAAACCGTCGTGCATTCAGGGTGCGCCGCCTGCAGCTGGTCAATCGCGTAGGAATAGTCCGTTTTCGACCCGCCGGGCGCATAGAACGTGTTCATGGCGGCGAACGGGTTCAGCCCCGAAGCGCCGCGCTGGGCCCCGACGAAGGGGATCGTATCGTAAGCGTACTCCCCGCTCGCCGGCAGGAGGTGGACGCCGATCGCGTTCGGGTAGCCCATCACCTTCTCCCGCGACGCGGGAGAAGGTGGCGCGCGGCGAAAGCCGCGCTACGGATGAGGGCCCGCTTCCTCTCATCCCTTCGTGCCCTCACCCGGCCTCGCTGCGCTCGGCCACCCTCTCCCGCTTTGCGGGCGAGGGGATTACCGCGACAGCCTTCGCAGCCCGAGCGCGGCGCCGTGGCGCACCGCGCGGTCAATCTCTTTCAGCATCGCGCCGCTATTGCTGCGCATCCATTGCGAGACGGAGCCGGCGTCGAGCGCTGTGACATGGAGGTTCGTCGTCGGATGGACATGCACCGCCGCGCCGCTCTGGCCACCCGACGGGCCGCCGTCGCCGAGAAGCGATCGCAACACCCCGGCTTCGGCCGCCGGCATAACGAGCTCATTGTGATGCACGAGAGTCAGCATGTCTTGCGGGACGCGCCACATTCCGATGTCGGCCGAGGCGACCGAGCCCGCCACCCCGGCGACGGTCGCCTGGGCCGCCGCCGCGGGTCCGGCGGCAAGCGGACCCATCAGCGGCGAGAGAAAGCCAAACACGCCGGCGAATGTCTCGGCGGCGGACGAAAGGATCGAGCGAATCATCGCCGTTCCCTGCGCGCCAATCGAGGCCGCAGCGCCGGCTTCCTCCGCTCCCGCGCGCGCGGATGCGCCTGCGGCTGTCGCCGACGTCTTCACGGTCTCTCCGACGACGTGTTGCGCGACGGTCGCTTCGGTCCATTCGACGAACTTGACCAGAAGGTCCTTCAGAACGTTGCTGAAAGCGGCCCGCCAGTTCTCCGTGCCTGACACGAGGCCGCGAAACTGCGCATTGAACGCCTGTTCGATCGAGCCGGTCACCGACTGAAGCTCGTGCTCCTGCTCCTTGAGCGCGGAGCGCATGAGCGTCGCAGTCTCGTCGTCGCGCCGCCGCGTCGCCTCGATGATCATGTCGTCCAGACGCTGCTTGGCTGCGAGGGATTGCTCTCCGAGCGCTTCGCGCCTCTGCAGCGCGGCGAGTTCGAGCGCGTATTCCTCGTCGAGCGCCCATTGCGAAAGCGTGAGCTTCTCGGTCTGTGTGATCTCGTAGTCCCTCGCCTCCTCGGCGTAAAGCGCGAGCTTCTGCTTCAATCCGTCGGCAAGCAGCCGCATTTCCTCGGCGGACGCGAGCTGCGCCGCCTTTATCGCGTCGTCGTATTGCTCGTCGTCGCCCGAGCGCAGCGCCGCCGCGGCGCGTGTGCGGTCGGCCGCGAAGGATCGTTCGAGCGCCTGGGTTGCGATCAACGCGTCGCGGTAGGGTTGGAGTCGTTCGGCGCTGAAGGCCTGCGACGACGCGCTCGCGAGCGACGCGAGTTGGCCATTGATCTCGCCGAACGGCGCCGAAAAACTCTGCAAGGTCTCCTTCGCTTCGGCGACGCCGGCGACGAAGTCGGCGATCGAGGCGCTGAAGCTGACGGATACGTTGGCGTCGGTCATCGACTTTCCTTGTCAGAGCGCGCCGTTCGGCAACGCCGCCTTCAGTTCCGCGATCGTCGGCTGGCGCGCCGGCGCGAGTTCCGCGGGCGGACGGTGCTTGAGCGCGGCGGCGAGAAGCCAATGGGCCGGCGGATTCCTCCGCCATTCCGCCATGAGCGCGAGGTAGCGCGGTACGGTCAGCTGATCGAGCGCCTGATCCCAGCTCCAGCCGAGGTTGGCGACGACGCCCGCGATCAGGGCGTCGAAATCGATTTTCCCGGCTCTTGCGACGCCTCCTGCGTCGCACTCTTTCCGGGACGCAGGCCCGCCGCCTTGGCGATGGCGGGAAAGGCCTGGATCAACTCGCTGACCGAGAACTTGAGCTCGAGGAAGTCCGCATAAGTGAGCGCCGGATCGGCATGCGCAATCGCGCGCCAGGTCGCCTCCGCGAGGCGGTCGAGCTCGGCCTCGCCTAGCCGCGCGACGCTGTCGCTCGACATGGCCGGACCGCCGGCCGCGCGATAGATGTCGAACAAGGCCGGTTGGATCGCCTTGATCGCCCGGAATGGCAGGTGCGGCAGCGCCCAGCTCTTGCCGCCGAGCGCGACGGGGAACGTCTCCTCGCTCACGCCGCGTCTCCAAAATTGAACTGGCAGACCTGACCGGCCGCGTTGGCGAAGCACTGGAAGTCGAGCTCGGGGATCAAAAAATCCTCGACCTTGGTGCCGAACGACAGTTTCTCGGCAACGCAATTGTAGAGCAGCACCGAGAACTGCTTTCCAGTGCTCGGGTCCGAGGCGAACAGGTTGGCCGAGAAGGCGATCGAGGGGCCGATGAGCTGCGAAGAGACCGCGATGCTCTCGCCGCTAGACGCACTCGTGTAGGAGTAGGAGATCAGCACCGCCGCGCTCGCGTCGGCGGACGAAAAGGTGTAGACGCCGCTGGCAATGGAATATTGCCCTTGCGCCGGGTTCGAGGCGGCCGCCTTCAGGGGCAGCGAAGAGCTCGCATAGACCACGCCCTGGTCGGCGATGAAGGTCGCGTGATTGATCGTCGAGTAGGTATAGGGCGACGAGGAGGGCACGGTCGCCGTCTCGCCGAACTGGGTCTGCGTCGCGCCGGCGCTGGGCATAACCCCGAAGAAGAGCGATCCGAGAGCCTGGCCCGAAATCCGCGCCATCTTGGCCTTGCCGGTCATCTTCTTCGTGCCAGACCCGATGGCGAGCGGGAAGTTGTACTGCCCGTAGAGCGCCTTGGTGGTGGTGGAAATGTTGAGCGTCACTTCCTGCGCCAGGCCGAAATTGATCGGCGAGCCGCCTGCCGGCGTGCCGATCAGCACGCCCGAGCCGAATACGAACATCGGGAACTCCGTTGGGGAATGGGCAAGAGCAAGGATGCACCGAGCGGGCGTCATCCGCACGGGCCGGGAGCAGCGCCCAGACAGCGCGGCTCACATTGAAGGGTGTTCGGAAGGGCAGGGAAGAGAGGTGGCTTCGTCGCCGCCCCCACTATCTCCAGTATCCAACACTGTGCCACCAGCCGAGTAAGCAGTCAAGAAAAAGTTCCTGTTTTGTTCAGACCAAGGCTCAGGAGCGCGCGCAGGTCGAGCATCGCTCTATTCGTCCCTCGTCGATCGCCTTGAGCACGGCCTCGATGCCGATCTCGACCGATTCGTCTCCGCGGAACACGTAAACAGAAAGGACGTCGTTCTCGTCGACGCCGATCTCACCCTCTTCCCGACCAATGTCGCGGTGCGTGTGGTGGAAGCGCCCGCAACTTGAACAGCCTTCGACCGATCGCCGACATGTTTTGCGTCCAGAGCGCTTACGCGATCGTGTCAGTCTTCTTCCAGCGCCTTTCTCACCGTCTTTCGTTGTCGAGCTGGCTCATGCTTGCGGTGATGGAAATGGCTGCTGACAGCAAGCCGTGAAAGATCGGCGCCCGTGGTGCGCTTCCCTGCGCCATCGGCGCGCGGGCGCACCATCAGCCCTTGAATATCGGCGTCAGGTCCTGGAACGAGGACAAACGCGTCGACTCCAGCGATCTCGCCTATGATCGCATACCTGGCGCAATCGAGCGCTCATGCGCGGTGGAGAGCAACGCGGCAAGCCGCGCCTCATCGACGGGCGCGCCGATCTTCGCCAAGCGCGTTTGCGCGCCCAGCACGAGGAAATCTCCCTCGAACGTCATCTCTGCCTTGACGACTTGCGTCGCAGCGGCGTCCCATCATCGTTTATCTCTGCGACGAAGGTCATCTCGCCTCACTCACGGCAGGATGAGCCGCACGCTGACCACCGCCAGCCCGTCGCCGTCGATGTCGCCCGTGTCGCGTACGGGCACGCCCATGATCTTGCAGTCGTGCACGGCGCCGCCGAGGGTCTGGCGGCCGAGGGCTGCGTCGGCGCCCGAGGGAGCGAGGCTCGCGTCGATGGCGTCGAGCGCCGCGTTGATCGCGCTCGCGCCCGGCGTCGTCGGATCGCGCGCGTCGAAATAGAAAAAGAGTTTCGCCTCGAGCGTTCTCTTGGGCGCCACGGGCGACGGCCACTGGTAGGCTTCCGGCCCCGATTCGAGCTGGAAGAACGCCGGGCGCATGGCCGCGGGGACTTCGCTCCAGAGCTTCATCCGCCGCGACGCCAGCCCCCACGGGTAGGCGCTCGAGACCGTGGCGAACAGCGCCGAGAAGGCGGCTTCGCGGCTCATGCGCGCTCCAAGACTTCAGCGGCGGCTTCGGCGAGCGCCTGGACAATCTCCCCGCTCATTTCGTCGAGCGAGGAGCGGAGATAGGACCGCTCGGGGATCACGGACCCGGGGTGTTCGACCTTGCGCGCGAAGCGCAGGGCGCCACCGACGACAAAGGCCAGCGCCTTCGCCTTTCCCGGAAGAATTTCGTGCGCGCTCGTTTTGCCGCCGTATTCCTGGATCGCCGCATATTTGACGTTGCCGTTCGAGCCGACCGTCGCGAGAATTCCGTCGGCGTCCGCCGAGACATCGCTGAAGATCGAGTCCCGCAGCGCGCCGGAGCGCGCGTTCAGAACGGCGCCGGCGAGCTTGTCGTCTCTGACGCGATCGGTGAGCTTTGCGGCGAGATCGCCGGCTTTCGCCGCGAGGGCCGCGCCGAGCGCCGCCGGATAGGCGTCGAGACGCGCGCCCGTCTCCTCGAGACCGACGAGCTCGAGCGCGAACATCAGGCCACCCGCTTGTAAAGCTGCAGCATCGCCAGGACGGGCGCGGAAATCGCGCTCATATCGTAGGCGATCGTCTCCTGTGCGCCGACCGACTTCGACCTGAGGCCGATGCGCTCGGCCGCGCGAAAGCGTTCAGCCGCGAGCTCGAGCGCAGCCTGCGCGACGTCCTGCGGGATGAAGCCGTAGGAGAGGGCGACCGGCTGCCCGGCGTCGCCGGCGGAGAACGAATAGACGCCTCCGCTCACCGCATATTGCCCCACCCCCGGCGCCGCGGCGACGGGCGCGAGCGCGGCGCCGGTCGCGGCGTAGATCACGCCGAGGTCGGAGGCCCACGGCCCATAGGGGCAGACCGCGATGAGCTGGAATGGGGCCGAAAGCGGGGCCGTCTGGGCCTCGCCCTGCACGGCGTAGCCGGCGCGGTAGGAGATGACGAGGCTCTGTCGCCCGGGCCGATAGCAGTCGCCGAAGAGGTCGATCGCCTGGGGCCGGCCGGGCGGCGCGGCGTCGCCCGGCTGCAAGACGTAGCCGACCGAGGCGTCGAGGTCAGAACTCTGATCGGGCGGCACGATGATCCCGCGCCATAGCACCGAATTGACCTCAAGCACCGGCCATTGCCTCGGATAGACGCGCCGCGTCTCGAGATCGAGCGTCTCGGTGTAGGACTGCGGCAGCAGGGCCGGGCGGCTGAGCGCGGCGTAGACGCTCCTGCTCGCGGCGGTGACGAGGGCGGCGAGCGTCGCGTCGTTCGGCCCGGCGCTCGAAGGCAGGCCGAGCCAGGCCTTGAGCGCGGCGAGAGTGGTCAGGTCGTAAGGGGACATGGGACGCTCGCAGGGCGACCGCGAAAGTGGGAGCGGCGGCGCGCGGGAGAACGATCGCGCGCCGCCGCGATCGGAACGGCTGGGAGGCTCAGCCGTTGCCGATATTGGTGAGAATGCCGACGCCGAACGGCGCGTAGACGGCGAGGGTCTCTTCGGCGTAGACGCCGAACTCGCGCCGGCGGGTGCGCAGCGGCCAGTCGACTCGATAATAGTCGCGGCGCGTCAGCACCTCGGCGACGTTGGGCGTCTGGTTCGACTGATACCAGACCGGCAGGCGCTCGCAGAGCGCGAGAATCGTGCCTGGCGGCAGGTCGGGGTGAACCTTGACCGGGATGTCGAAGCCGCCGTCGACGCTGAACGGATTGTAGTACCAGCGCACGACGCCCGAGGCCGAGACGCCGTAGGGTCCGCCATGGTCGCCGTCGGCCGCCACGTTGTAGCGGATAAGCGGACCCGATGCGTTGGTCAGGCACTTGTTGGTGATGTTGCGCTGCTCCTGCGCATTGACGTAGAGCGCCGTCGGCGACAGGCGATAGCTGTTCCACATCGAGATGAGCATGTTGTCGATTTCGAGCACCGAGCCGCGGCCGGAGGCGGTGAGGAACGTGCCGGTTCCCGCGGTTCCCGTAGCGAGCGGCTGGACATAGGCGCCGTTCGCCGGATTGAAGCCGACGGTAAGCAGCCCGTCGAAGGCGAGCGTCGCATTGCGTGAATTGTCGGCGCTGATCGCGGTCGCGGCCTGCTGTCCCGCGGTGAGCGGCGCGCCGAAGGCCGCGCTGTTGATCGTGCTGATCGCCTGGAGCGTCTCGTTACCCACGGTCCCGACGAACCACGCATAGGCGACGGCGCCGTTGATGATCGCTACAGTCGCGTTCAGCGTCTGCCCGAGCGTCACCGCCTGGGTGGCGTTGGCGCTGCGCATCGAGGACCCGCCGTTCAGCGTATAGGTGTTGCCGTCGTTGCCCTGGATCGTCTTCGTCGTCGCGACGC